CCTGTTCAAGAAACTTAACATCTGTTATAAGAGAAGCAACAACTTTAGATTGATACGATTGTCCATATTTTACCAATGTATCTACTGCTTCCATTATTTTTTACGTTTCTTTCTTGCTAATTTTTTTTCTTCAATCGATAATTCCAACACCGTTTCCGATACTTCAACTACTTTTTGTACTGGTTTACGAAGTGCTTTCCACTCCGATTTGGGTACGAAAACCCACCCATATTGAAACACTTTTAAATCTGCTTCTTCTTCTTTTACTCTGCGGATTTCTCCATCTTTACTTCTGATACACTTCATCTGTTCCGTGTTTAAATTTAAAATTATTTAACTACCATTAAAATTTCTGATTCTCTTAATAAGATGTATTTGTTACCACCTACTTTGATTTCTTGTCCCTGATGGTATGGTGGGAGAATTACTTCATCACCTACTTCAACACTCATTGGAATTAATGTTCCACTCTGTGTGTAAATACCAGGTCCTACCGATTCTACTTTTGCTCTTTTTACATCTTCACTTCGTACTGAATCAGGTATAATAATACCACCTGCAGTTTGTGAAACTTCTGGTTCTAATTCTGTTAGAAGAACTCTATCTCCTAACGGTTTTACTAATTTGTTTGACATTTTTTTAAAATTTTGCTATGTGAGAAAATGTGGATTGTAACCAGTCCGTAACATTTGGAAACGAATCCAATATACGAGCTTTCAATCCTACTTTTAAAAATTCTTGCTTACTAAACTTTGGTACTGATTCTTCAAATCTATCTATAATTTTCATTCGAAGATTACCACTAAATGTTGGTTCAGAAAGTTGAAACAATTTACGATTTCTTTTTAAGATTTCCAAATTATTTTCAAACAATTCATGCCCCTTTACTTTTTTTGGTTGAGTTTTAATATACTCTAACATAGAATCGGTAGTATGAACTTCCTCATCTGCTAATATTGGAAATGCTTTAAGAATTGTTTTTAATCCTAATCCTGTAATACCCTCTACATTATCAGATTTATCACCATCAATTATTCTGAAATTAATAAAATTGTGTGGGTGAATACCAAACTCCTCAATAACTTCTGGAATATTGTATATTTTCTTTTTAGATGGTGAATACACACTCACATCTTTATTTACCAATTGAATGAAGTCCTTATCGGAACTCATTATCACAACTTTTTCGTTTTCTTTTTTTAATTGAGTAGCAATGTACGCCATTACATCATCCGCTTCAATTCCATCATATATCATAATAGTGACGGGTAGAACTGAAAGTAGTTCACCTAATGCCGTCATTTGACGTTTCATTGATGCACTTTCTTCTTCAGGTGTCATTTGAATAGATGCGGCACGATTCAATCTCATTTTGATTTTATTCTTGCCTCTTTCCGATTTGTATCCGGAATATATTTCTTTCCTACTATTCGAACCACCTTTACCATCAAATACGATTACAACTCTGGTAGGATTGATTGTTCGGATGGCATAGCCGATACTTTTTAAAGTACCGACTATTCCTCCAATATGGTCACCATTCTCATTAAGATTAGGTGCAGTTGACCAGGAACGAATGAAGGTATTAAGACCATCAATAACTAATGTTTTAGAGTTACGATGTAAATCTCCAAAATCATTATGTTCCCTATCTATTTGTTTTAGTATATCTAAATACTTTTTGTTAATCTGACTCATTTCCTTCGTCCGTTGTTATTTCAACTTCATCCGATGATGCTGCTTTGTATAATAAAATTGTTGCTTCACAAATCCTACGATAGATTTGGTCTTTAAGTTCTTCGTTTTCTAATAATTTAGCGAAGTCCTTTGATTGAAATTTCATAATTTCACCTGTATCAATATCAGTGTATTCATACCATGCTCCACCTTGCTTTAGAAGTTTAGCATCTTTCATAACTGCTAACCAACCTCCGAAATTATCAATACCTCTATCAAAGAAGATATCGAAATCCGCGTGTCTCAAAGGAGGTCCCATTCGGTTTTTAATAACCTGTGTTCTAACTTTGATACCTACGATTCTATCACCTTGTTTCAATTGCCCCATATTCTTCAATCTCAATCTAACAGATGCGTGGAATGCAAGTGCTTTACCACCCGATGTTGTCCACGGGTCTCCAAACATTGCGTTCATCTTCTGTCTTAATTGATTTGTGAATACTAATGCAATAGATTGTCTACCAATCATATTGGTAATCTTTCTCATTGCTTTGGAGATAATAATTGCCTTATCAGTTGCATAACCATCTTTACCGTAATCAGCTTCTAACTCTTTATGTGTTGATGCTGCTGCTACTGAATCCACAACTATTGTTACCAATCTATCCTTATCACCTTTACGAACTTGCTCAATAATTGTTTCACATGCTTCAAAAATACCTTCAACGGTATCAACTGAAACATATAGGAGTTTTGAGATATCTACTCCAATTGCTTCTAAAAATTCTCTACTAACTGCGGTTTCGGTATCAATCAGAACTGCAACACCACCTTTGCGTTGTGTTTCAGCTAATAAATGGGCAGAGAGCAGAGATTTTCCACTCTGCTCTAAACCCGTTATTTCTGTAATTCTACCAACTGGCAATCCACCATAAGGTCTGTTTGAGATTGCAACATCTAACATAGCGTTTCCGGTAGATACCCAATCCTTTACATTGGTAGGAGCATCACCACCCTCATCTGTTAGAAAGTAAGCAATCTTACCATCCTTATTTTGTTTGTTTAGAGAATCGGCAAGTAAACTTGCTAAATCTTCTTCTCTTTTTGCCATTTATAACTTTTTTTAGTTGTTAAATAAATCATCGAATGCCGATGCTACATCTTCTTTAAGAGGAGATGCTTTTTGTGTAGATGCCTTTGGTTCTTCATCATCCCAAGGTAACCCACCACTTTCTTGAGTACCACCCATATCAGTAGATACATTTGATTGTTTAGGTTGTGATTTTGCCGATGCCAATTCCTCATTAATTGGGTTTCCACTACCATTAGATGGCGCAGATGGGTTTAACCAATTTTCCAATACACCCTTCAATTCATCGTAAGATAATTCAGAATATAGTTCTGTAATCTCTTTTTGTGCGTTCAATAATTCAGTTACTGCCTGTGGGTCATCCAAAATTTTAGATACGGCAGGTTTAACTCTGATTGTAGTTGTTGGGTATGCTGCATTTGATTCTTCCGCAGATACTACTTCTAATACAATATCACGTCCTGTGTGTGGGTCTGTAATATCACCATAATCAGGGTCTGCTATATATCCTAAAATATCTTGATATACAGTTTTTCCAAATCCCCAAAACTTAACTCCTTCACTTTCCTTACCTCTTACGATAACTGGTGCGAATGTTCTTAATTTTGGCTCCATTTTCTTACCTGCTTTCCAATCATCAGTATCTCCCGTACGCTTTAGCTTTTCAGCAAACTCTACGATAGGGTCAGGTCTTCCAAATGAAATTGGAGATAGATAAGTTTTGTTGTTAATATTGTAGTGAAAATACAATTCAATGAAAGGATTATCCTTATTGAATTTGTAAGGTACTAAACGGATTTGAGATTTTCCGTTTGCTGGCTTCCAAATGGAATCAGACTTCTTTGTGTTGTTTTGAAGAGAGCTAAATCTCTTGAGTGCTAATGAAATGTCCATTGCTTTTTAAGTTTTAAGTGTTAATAAATTGTTTTAAGTTTGAAGGTTTTATCGCGATTCCCTTATATCTAAATATAACCTTTTTACTTTTCTTGTAACAAATATACAATAAATTTGTTACATTTCCAAGTTTTATTTTGCCCACTTCCCTCTACTCACTAATTGAGAAATTACGGAGTAAACTGCTAGGTCTTGGTAGGTATCTTCAATAGTTTCAGACACTTCATCAGGGTGTCCCAATACTACCAATTGCTTTAATCTGTTAATTTTATCGTTTTTTCTGAACCATAGACCATTCAATGATAATTTAACATCTTCTTTAGTTTGAAGTGATGTACCTACTGAAATATTACCAGGTCCATAGTTTCTTTGTTTTTTACAAAAAGTAGTATACATTTCATCCAGAATATTTTTAAATTCAAAAGTCATTTCTGGATAAGTTTCTTCACAATATTCGACTGCGGATTGTTCTTTTTTGGTGTCTAACATAACTTATTTTTTTAAAAGTTTTTTATTTATTTTATTTTTTAATTTGATTCCTAGAGCACACATTTCATACTCCTCATATTCTACAAGGGTTTCGATGTTTTCATCTAATAAATTTATGAATTCTTTACTATCAATTGAAAGTGTAATAACAATCGAATATTTGATTATTACATGCGCAAAGTCAACGCGAGATTTATTGTTTCGAATTCCAAATGAAATTGAATCAATAATTGCTTTAGACATTTCCATTCTATGAGTTTGGAAAACATCTACAGGGTCTTGAACGTAAATTTGAATAGGTTTGAATCTATTTCTTTTCATACTACTAATATATGAAAAAAAAATCAGAATTCCAACTCCTCCGTATTAAAACTTTTAAAAACTTTTGTAGGAATTTTTTTATATCCAATTGAAGATGTTGTAATAATACAATTTTTAAATTCATCCCAATCAATCATATACGAACTATCTAATATCCCACCCGTCTTTGATTTAACTACTTCATTGAGTGCGTTGATGGTGTATATTGTATTTGACTGTTTTTTTCTATGAACTAAAATTGTTTTCCAATCAGATGGTATTGCAGAAGAACCTTTTTTAACATTAAATGTAATGTATAGTTCTCCCTCATTTATTTTATTTTCTAATACAAATACGTTTGGGTTTGTAAGTATATACTGATTTAGAACAAATTCTAACGATTTATCTAACTCTTCTTTTATGGTAAAAAGACATAATAACTGTGTATTCATCTATCTTTGGTTTATTAACTTTACCGATAAATATAAAATTACAAACGAAAAGAATATTTTTACAAAGTTATTGAGCTTTGCCCTTTAAGCATTTTTTTAAATCATTACCTAATAAACCTAAAACTGCTTTAGAATCACCTTTAGTTCTATACTTATCTACACCTAATTTTACAACTTTTCCATCATTAGTTTCAAATGAAACACTATCATTATCAGGTGATATTCTAACTCTTTTAGAAAGGTGTGAAACTAATCCCCTTCTACCCTCTTCCGTTGTAGTATCTCCATCATATCCAGATAATTCTGCTAAACATTCTCTGTAATGTTGCGGCTCTACATTATCCCCAGCTATATTCTGTGAACCCACACCATCTCTTTCACCCATTATATATGAATCAAAGTGCATTCTTTTCATAAATCCATTAACGTATGTTTGTTGATGTGGTCCATTATCTCCACTTGGATTTGTTGGATAATCATTTGGGTCAGAATCCGCACTTTGAACAGCACTTACTATACCAGTGTGAACTTCTCCCATAACATCTCTTCTTGCTCTGGCAGTTTGTGCAAAAAAGCTACTATTTCTTTTAACAACATTACCCATTTCATCAGCCTCTAACCCAAACTTTTTAGCTAATTGCGGAATATTGGAATCTGTTGCTTTTTCTACCAATTCACTAATTTTTAATATTACTTTTTGTGCCGATGAATCTGGTTTATCACTTGCTGCATTTTCAAATACCGCATTCATTACATCGTTAACTTCGAATGGTTGAGTTAATTCCTTTTCTTTAGCATATTTTTTAAACCATGGTTTGTTCACAACTCCATCTTTTCCATATAGGTAATCTTTTTCACCTCCACCCATTACTGGAAATTTTGTTAATGCTTTTCCTAATACTTCATTTTCTGTTTTTTTCTCTTCATCCGATTGTGTTTCTCGTGAATCTAAAAATTTTTGAACATCACCTTGTATTCCAGAACTTGCTTTTCCTAACTTATCTAAATTTTCATCAAATATTTTTTGTACTTCAGGATTAAGGTCACCACCCATTTCTTTTCTCATAAAATTTATTACTTCGGCTGGTGATGTATTATTGTGTGGGTCATCATACGAACTTTTATTAGAGGTGTGTTTAAACCCAATCGTATCATCATTAGTAATATAAAGTATGCCAGTATCTGTTTCACTTAATTTCTCTATAAAGGCTAATTGCTTTTCATAATGAGCGGTATCCTTCACATTTCCCGCTTTTTTAGCTTCATCTCTTTTGGTTTCTAATAATTTTTGAACTATTGCCTTATTTTGTAAGTCCATAATAGTACCCTGTGGGAACCCTTCTGGTTGAGGATTTTTAGCCCTATATTTTTTCTCTTTTAACAAAACATTAGCTTCAGTTTTAGCGGTTTTTAATGCTATTTTTGCCCAACGCTTTCTATCAGCTGGTGGCATACTTTGTGCTAATGGGGTGGATTCTATTTCATTTAAAATTTCTTGCTCTCTTTCTTTACTCAATACACCATTACTTGACATGAATTCATTTATATACTTTCCACCATTACTTTCAGCGAGAGACGAACCTGGATTACCTGGAGGTAAAAGTTTTTTATCATTTACACCTTCATTTCTTTCGTAAATTTTATCAAGCACAAATTGGGTTTTATTTTCTGCTTCATCAAATTCTTTGGAATTTTTATCAATTATACTTTGTATATATTTCTTTTTTTGGTCACTATTCATTTTATCAAAATCAACTTCAACTTCGGTTGATTTTTGTTGTGTACCTTTTTCGGCGGATGATTGGAAATCACTACCACTTAATTTTTGACCTGAAGTTGGAGGAGTTTGTTGTTTAGATGCAGGTTCATCCGCAGATGGTAATTTACCACCATTACTCGCTTTCGCTTTTTCTATTTCAGCAGGAGTTGGTTTAACGTGTTTATCTGGATTAAATGTTTTAACTGTATAAACATTACCCGAATCTTTACCTTTTACAACTTCATCTTCTGTGATAACTCGTTTCGATTTTGAGGTGTATTCCTTTATATACTCAAATACAACGGATGCTCTATCTACGAGTTGTTGTGCGGAATGAAAATTCCTTTCTCTTAAAAGTTTTACTAATATTTTTTTATGAGATTCTTTTGTTAAATCAACAATCCCTACCTTATAACTTAACTCCTCTAATACTTCTTTAAAATCTGGATACATATTTTATCTGTGTTTCTGTATATCTTATAAATATATAATTTATCCTAAATGAACCAAATTATTGTAACTGGTTCCTTCATCAATTCGAACGGGAAACCCACCCTTTTCCATAATGGTCGGTAAAAGTTTTAAAATCCCTTCCCTCTCCATCGGATGTGTATCTATGAGAAACGCATCATAGGTGTATAGAATCAATTTCGATTTCATCTCACTCATTTGGTTTAGAATATCACTCATCTTTTTATAATTTACTTCCGTTTCGAGGGCTTGTAAGAGATAATTAAATACCTTTTGTTCAGTCCCTCCTTCTATTTTAGTGAAATGAATTTCCCTTCCATATAGGGGTGTCTTCAGAACTCCGGAGATTACGAACTTTTGGTAAACCTCTTTGATGTATTTATCAACGGTTTGAAAAAACGGTATCTCCCTAGCGAACGAATCCAACCCCCCATAAAGATACTTAAAGGTTAAAGCCTTTGCCGTTTCGTAATCCGTTCCATAAAGATTGGCAAGGTGTTGGTGAGCAGTTTCTCCTTTTGGAAATTCATACCCTACGATTTTCGCAATCAAACGGATGTGGTAAGACTCGTAATCAAATTGTAAGAGAGTACCCCCATCAAAACGGCTAACAAAACACTCCCTACTCCCATCGGATTTGTTAAGAGCAGAGTAATTTACATTAAGGTGTCTATTGGATGGTCTACCCGTAGTTGTGTATGGGTTGTATTTCGTATACACTTTACCCCCATATATGTGCTTGGGAGAGAAGCTAAATCTATCAATAAATTTTTCCTCTTCGACTTGTACCCCAGCCCCCTCCAGCCTCCCTAACTCTTTTATGGAATCTGAATAAATACGATACCAACTCTGTCGATTTTGTATATCAGGGATTGATTTTAAGAGTTCGTACCACTTCATTAGTGGGATACAATCATTCAACTGGTTATAATCGGACCTATACCCCTTAAAAAGAGTTTCTGCCCATTCAGAGAAATTAAATGGTTTACCATATTCTTCGAAGTAAACCCATTCATAGTCTAACCCAACCGATTGTACATATCGATTTCCTAAAACAAGGGTATTTTCATTACAAAGTTTATGTATTGGAAAATTTGGTAAAGTAGAAGCATCGACATGATTGAAATTTATTATACCATCATCGGTTTCAGTTCGGTAATATAGAAACGATAGATGTGTACCAAATTCATGTGCTTTGGGTGAACTCCACACTGGTATCAATAATCTAATGTTTGGATTAGATTGGACAAAAAAATGTAGGGTATCCTTATTTTCTATTAAGTTCATACCCTACAAATATATAAAATTTATTTCAATAATCCAAGTTATTCTCCCCAATGATTTTTACGAAGTTCGTACATATCAATTGGCTCTCTCTTCATTTGATTACCTGGTCTAAAATATGCACCTTCTTTTAAATATGAAGTTAAGAAGTTTCTTCTCATTCTACCAGTGGTATCTCTGTTTGGTTCGGAACCATGTACAACATGAGAGTGTAGTAATACTGCTTGTCCTTTTCTAGCACATCCTTCAATTTTTTTGAAATCATGCCCTTCTGGCATTACACAACTAATTCCCCTTTCACTTCTCCAATTCCCGGTATTGGTTGCCTTTCTTTCCTCATTATCTTCCATAGGTAAAACTGGCAATCTATGTGACCCCTCATAGTTCCATACTGCTCCGTTTTGTGGGTCGTGATTATCTAATGCAATTGCAACATTGATAATTTCGTTGTGTCCACATCCTGTATAAAATCCGTTTTGATGTTGGTCTCTTCCCAATTCACCTTTTGGTTTAAAATATGCCCAAGTCTGCATACCAACGATACTACCTTCCATTAAAAATTCAGATGCCTCAATCAACTTTGGATGAGCAAATAATTTTTCTAATTTTGGGGATATTTTATGTGGGTGCATAAATGGTTCAAATTCCTGCCATTTTTCAGGTTCTGCTGCGTTTCTTTCTAGTCTTAAACGATTTAATTCTTCGTTTATTTCGTCTACTTCCGCATCGGTTAATAATTCAATTGTAGTAAATCCTCTATATCTCCAATCGAATAAAAGTTGTTGTTGTTCTTCAACTGATAAGTGTTTGTATTTGCTCATAACTATTAATTTATTCTTTAAGTAAATATACTATATTTATTTTTTATTTCCAAGTTTTTAAATAATTTTATGATTTGTAAAATTGTGTTACATTTGGCAAATACAATCCTATATTTTTTAATGTAGTAGATGCAATGAACAAAGATGCTTTATTTGAATCAATGATTCCCTTATCGGTAATATCACCTTTTTCATTATAAACTGCATTCAATGGTCCTGATATTCTCCATCTAACTATTTCAACATTCCAATTTGGATTTTCATTTAATTTTTGAAATGTATTTAATGAAATTTCATAAACAAATCCGTTTACATCGTTTGCTTTTTGTGTAAAATATCTATCTATACTCCCAATAGAATAATCATCTTCGGTTGGAGATGGTACAATAGTACTAGGAATGGATAGTGAGTAGAAAGTATTATTTTTAACTAAATCTTTATACATATTAATCTTCTTCTTTAACTTCAATTCTATAAGATGCGACAATTGTAGTTTTCCAACCATTTTCATCTAATCCATGTTTTACATTCATAATTTGAAAATACCCATTTCTGTTGTATATTTCAGGAACTCCATCTATAAGGAAATATTCTCCAGAACTCAATCCAGCAATTCCATCTATTGCTAGAGTTATTTCTAAAAATGTTAGAGCAGTGGTTCCTTTTGGCGTCTTTCCGATTGTAGATTGTATTAAACTTTTATCAGTATAAATTAAATTATTAGCAGAAGTTTTACTATCTTTATTTGATTTAAATTTAACAAAATTTTGACTCAAAACTTCATTCATATTTTTTATTTCATTTTGCCCATCGTTTTTTTTGGTAATATCTTCTACAGTTCCTCCAGAAGTTAGAGTTTTATTCCAATCGTCAGAATCTTTTACCAATTTAATTTCAAGAGCATTTATTGAATAGTATCCATCGGCGTTTGGTGTTCTGTAATTAATAGCATCTTTATATGTTCTACTTGCGTTTGTTTCTGTATCTTCAGTTTTATCCTTTTGAATATTATCTATTGCAAGTTGCGTTGAATACAATGCTTGTGATTGAGCTAAAACATCTAATGCCATATCAAATGTAAATTCTTTTACGATAGAACCCTTTGCACCTATTTTGAATCTATATTTTTCATCAGATGATGTTGATGTCGATGTTGATACCGATGTTTTTAATTTTCTATCAATTATAGTATTAGTTGAAGAAGCGTTTGGATTATCATCGGGTTTGCCAATTTCTAATTCACATAACCCAAACATATTATCATTAATCAAACCCGTTAAAGCATTTACAATATCAGCTTGAGCGTATGCTTGTGAATAAAATTGTACAAATGTGGACCACTTAATAAATACATTTAAAAGATTCCCACTTATAGATGATAATGAAACAGTTTCAGATGTGTTAGATTTACTCGTTAATGTTATATTTGTATTTTGTTTTCCATTTGAAATATTAAAACTATATCCATTTATCGGAGCATCTACCAAACTACCACTATCAATTATTATTTGTTCTTTTAAATTAGCATCAGTTACTACTTTTATAGATGGTAATTGTCCTGGTAGTATAAAATCTTTTGTAGTTGATATGATATGTGGTGATGAATTTACTGGTATAATATCTCTACCATCCAATGTGTACGCCGAATCTAAAATTTTTTCAGATTGTTTATATACCTGAATATTATTTAATATTTTCATTATCAATCTAAATGAAACATATTGGTCTTTACTAAATTTAGTATCTTCCTGCTTTTCGTTTAAAATCCCCCAGTTAAAAAATTCATTCTTATCATCTTTTTCAGTTATTACTGTTTCAAGTGGTGGTTCATTCATATCCGCAGCGATTTTTTTAACCCAAGATTGAAATCCTGTTACGTTTGGGTCACTTGAAGGCTTACTTCCTTTCGCTGCTGGTTTTGCCTGTTTTACGGGCATCCATAATTGTAATTCATTTCCTGCGGATACTTCTAACATTATATCGTATGTACCATCTTCTTGGGGGCTAAATGTGTAACTAGTAACATTTCCCGCCATATAATCATACTCATAGTTAGTTTCCTCTATCGTTTTTAAATACGCCAATCTAGCCTCTCTATATGCATTATTCGTATGAGAAAATATTTTCATATAGGCATCTACATAATCCGTAAATTTCTTTTTTGCAAATAATTTAGAACCAATTATGTATTTATTGGATTTGTTTTTAATATCAGTATTCCACCCCCATTCTATTACAACTTTAATAGCAGGTCTTAAAAAAAACAATTCAAACATTTCCAATTGCTTTAAACTAAATACTTTTATTTGAAGTTGTGCAGTTTTTAATGTATTATTATTACCATCAGTATCCAACTCCATTGATGTTATAATTGGAGTAGATATTCTTCTATTTTTTTCTTCTACAACTTCTATTGGTTTTCCGTTTAAATCATATCCAATAATTGTTTTACCTGTTTGATATAAGTTTTTTATATCAGTAGTATTTGCAATCACACATCCTTGAAACGCACCTTCATAATCTTGATTTTTTACTATTTCTTCATACGGTATTGTAATATCTGTTACTACAGTAGCAGAACTCAACATTATAAATGGTGATAGAGAATTTACATAACTAATATCATTTTCTCTTTCTCTTAATTTTTTTACTATACCCGGTTTTAAAGGGGCCAAAAATGGAAATCCCATAACTTTATTTATTTATTTTTTCTAAATCATTTAATACGGTAGATATACTGCCTGGAATTCTTAATTGAGTTCCTGGATTGATAAAAAACGATGCTTCATTTAAATTGTTTGCAACTGCTATTACCCACCATAGTGATTTATCTCCAAAATATTTAGAAGCTAGTATATCTAATCTATCGGATGCTTCTGAAATAATATAAAAATCATTATCAGATGGTTTTATTTTAGGATAGATAGTACTACTTATATACTTTCGTTTAGTATCGTTGGTTGATAGGGTTTTGGAATACAAATATCTACTTGCCATTATTCTTTTGTTTCGTTTATAATAAACTTACCAACACCCGCTAATTTATCAGCTCCGGATTGAGTCATCCAACCAACCTTATTAAATTCCTTAATTGGAGTTATTCCATCATCTTCATACGATAACCCATCAAAATTATATTTGTATTTAGTAATACCACCTTGAGTTACAGTTTTATGATTTTCAATAATTTTCATACCAATTTGTACATCTATTACAGATGGATATAATGTATTATCATTATTTAGTTTGAAAAATTCAAATAATCTACTTCTTCCTAGTTGACTACCGTTAGGGTCACCAGATGGCCAGGTGGTATTATCATCTATTTCAAATGATAAACTTTCTATGTATCCATATACATTTTTATACATGTCCCCAATTGTTAAATAAATTAAATTTGGAGAAAATGCGTATTGTGATGTTTGAGTATCATTACCATATTTCATTTCAGAAATTTCTTCGTATGGAAACGCTAATGATTTAAGATAATTTACTTTTTTTATCATTACATCCTTTTCTCTAACGGTTGTATAATATAATTTTAAAGTAAATTGTAGATTACGTTCTACTCCTAAATATCTGTTTACTTTAAATGGTGAACCTAAATATCTAAAATTTGTCCATTCAGGACTTACATTTTCGGATAATCCTGTTACGGCACCCACAAATGGTACTGTTGATTTATTTCCTTCTTTTCTAAACAATACCCAAACTTGATTTGCATCTCTGTAGTATGATATATCCGTTTGCAAATCGGTAAGTGAATCATATTTTTCGGTTCTATTTATTTTGTCTGTACCCAAATCCCATATTTTGTTTTTTAGGTCAGGATACGGGGTTGTTGTAACGGAAGATACAATATCACCTAATATGTTAGTGGCGGGTTTTTCACCTCTTACATCTAATTGTACAACTTGTTTATACTCTGAAAACTTCTTTGTTGTTCCCATTGGTTTACCTCCAAGTTCGGTTCTTCCAAATTCAGGAGCAAATCCATTTGGAGTGGCATTTGCATTTTTTAATTGAGTTGCTAATTTTTTTAATTCTTTTACTGAACCAAATTTATTCAACCCTTGTTGTGCTACAAGAGCTGCTGCTGATGCAGGAGATTGTCCATCTAATAATCTCTTAATGATTGAATTGGGTGCAGGTGTATCTTTTACATAATATGCTCTATCAGCATCTACTGCGTTTCTTAATTGAGCTTGAGTTAATGCAATGAGTGTTAATGGTTTCGCAAAAGGAGCTTCACTTCTGAATATAGTATCATCTGGCCTGTTTGCAAATCCACCTAAAGCACCTCCAACTTGATTTCCAATTATATCTGCTACTTTATTGGGTGATGATGCTAATAATGCCGCACTACGGGCTACATCAACAAATCCTTTACTTTCAATTCGGATTTCTCCTAATTTTCCATAAAGGTCTTTTTTTTGTGATTTGAAAAGGTCTCTAATTTGTGCCATCTATAGTTCTACATTTACTATAAATATCTCTAATTCAGATTTATTATTAATTTTCAAATGTATTATATGAAATCACCAATGGTCTTTCTACCATTTCCACCTAATGCATAAGATTTTCTGGCCTCGTCACGAAGTTGTGTTGTAATTGCTTTGCCACTCAAATTAAGCTCACCATCAAATATACCTTGTGTGTTTATGGCAATTTGTACCAATGTTTGAGTAGCCAATCCGAGTAATGAAACGGTTTCTATTTGTAAAGCGGAGTTAAATTCGGCTTCACTTAATTGACCGGCTCCTGTTTCTTGTAGTTTTTTATCCAACTCCGCTTGAGTTAACGCTTGGGCAAACAACTTATCATTACCAGCTATTGTAGCAGCATTACCCTCATTCATTGATAACTTTATTTCCTCCTGGTTTGCTACGTCAGATTGTCCGTTTGTTGCAACATTACTAGCTAATTGTATTGTTTGTTCTGTATTTTTATCAGTAGCTGCAATTGTAGATTTATAACCTAATAAATTTGTCTGTCTTAATTGTTCAATTTTAGCAGCGTCAACTACCCCTGTTTGGCCAACAATCCTTCCTTTAGCATCCTTTCTACCCCGTCCTGTTAAATTCACCAACCCTTTTACTTTCTCAATATCTTCTTCAGTTGCGCCAGTTTTCGTCATCACCGATGGTGCATATCCCCCCAATTTGGCATATTCCGTAGCTATAAGTTCGATTCGTTTAATTTCTGCCTCCATTTTTGAATTGTAAGCAGTTATTTCATTTCCAAACGCACCCTGTTGTGCAGACAATATTGTAGATTCAATTGCAGCTTTATCTTTTACATCTATTTCAGATAATTTAGTATCTAAATCTAAAATATACTTTGATAACTGGGCATCGGTAATCTGGTTCTGCTCTTTTAATGTTTTCATTATTTGAGCCGATTGACTAGATGCTGCTGATGATGTATCAATACCGTATCCTGCTAAAATTTGGTCTTGCATCGAACCACCAGTTCCTCTGCTAGCAATGATATTAGTTGCACTTTCTGCTAAAGCATTTGCCGCTTGCGTAGCTTTTTCTTCACTTCGAGCATATTCAAATTCCCATTTTGCTCTGTAAGCTGCTTCTAATTTTATTTGGTCAAGTTTTTGAGCCTGTTCTAACATCATCATTGCTAATCTCTGTCTTTGCTCAAACTCTAATAACTTTTTTCTTTGTTCTTGTTCTAATTTTAATTTAGCTCCTTGATTTGCTATATCTTGTTTAAGAGCCGCATCTGCAAATGCTTTTCCTTTAGCCGCTTCCGCTTTTAATTCCCCACTAACTTCTCCCTCTTTACCTTCCATTAATGCCATTAACGCAGATATATCCATTCCGGTAGCCTGTGATAATTGTTGTTTAGCAAATGGATTCATTGCACCAATATCCATGCCACCCAATGCAGATTTAAGAGCCGCTGCACCTCCTGCTTGGTCACCTGCCATTAATTTAGCTCTTACTTCAGAAAGATTTACATTTTTACCCAACATTGCGGATAAACTCATTTCCGCTTTAATACTATCTTTATAGTTTAATACCATAGTATCCGATGCCTTCATCATTGATGACATTGATACACTCATTTTACTTAATAAAACTGCCTGTTTTGCAAAACTATCAGCAGTACCATTACTGAATTTATATATATCTTCACCCGCTTCTTTAATTTGATTGAAGATTACTTGAGGTGCTATATCATTTATTTTAGCAAATGATTCAAATCCGGCTATTAAATTTTGAGCCGTTTCAGCTGAAGTTTTACCCATCAAACTGAATAATTTTGTCATATTCATGACATCCTCATCACTTCCACTTAAATGATACGCCAAACCTTGCGCGTTTTCAGATAGTTGAAAACTTTGTTTAATTCCCAATCCAAATGTAGCAGTGAATTTACCTACTCCTTCTAGTATTTGTTTTGTACCAGAACCGATTGCTTTTAATGCTCTTTCCGAAATGGTTGCATACTTTTGTATAAATGATATACCAGAGGCTGATATTGCTTTCCTTTTTTCTAATTCGGCATCTAATGCTTCTTTTTCTTGGTCTAATTGAAATTGAAGTTTATCTTTTCTTAACCCTAATTCATATTCAATTTCATCTTTTACTATAGACTGTTGATATTGAAGCATATCCATTTCAGTGCCTTTCTCCCACTCAAAATAGTCTTTAGTAAGATTTTGTTTTAATTCTAATGGTTTTTGATATGTGTATTTTGCATCAATTTTTCTAAACTCTTCAGTTCCTTCTAAATTTTTCTGCATTTCTGCTACCCCACCAGGACCCATCATACTGCCTTTATTTGTAGCCATTTTTACTCCAGCTACCAATTTAGCCAATCCACCACTATTCCAAAAATCATAGGCCATTTTCAAACCACTAATTACAGCTCCTGCTGGTCCAGCTGCTCTTAATATCATACCTCCAGCCGAACCTAATCCTGCTGCGGCTTTACCCAACATACCACCTGTTCCACCACCACCCTTTATACCAGCTAATCCTTTTTTGAATCCATCAAAATTTGCTTTACCCATTAATTTTCCGGCTATGGACATGGTTTTTCTACCAAATAGGTCATTGGCAGAATCCATAGCTTGGCGTACTTTTTTTTGTTCGCCACTCTCTTTTTTCTTTTCTCCTTCTACTTTTTTCTTTGATTTTCGGTCTAGCTCTTGTGTTTTTGCGAATCCGGCAAAAGAATCTGCTAATTTTTCTGCTACTTTTGAAAAATTGTCAACGGTTGCTTGAAAAGTACCTATACTTCTTTCTTGAACTGAATCTATTGCTTCTTGTTTTCGACTCTTTGCCATAATTAATTATAATAATTACATATAAATATACATAATACTATTTTCTTCGTGCTCTACTAGGAGCAGATGCTGCTTTTTTAGTCGCATTTTCATACAATTTAGCTTCCGCGTTCTTACTATTAAGTAATTCGTTCCAATAAAATTCTCTTAATTTAGTGGGCATGAAATATACATCATGCCAAGTAAACCCGCCATTTGAGTTATAAATTAATGAAAATATCTGTTTATGTAAAGTTACAGAATAATTACTCGGTAGGGTAAAAAAAGTCGAGTCCTATTGGAACACGAAGAGCCTCCCTCTCTCCTGTAAACGGTGATTCATAATCAAAACTCAAATCTATATCTGGAGTAATTTGTTGTATATATTTTCTTAATGCTCTAGAATCGGCTGCTCTCAACTGATTTACAACGTAATTACTAATAAACCCCAAATCTCTGTTACCATCCACTTCTAAAATAAGTCTTCTTAAACGTGTGGTAACTTCTTTTCCTTCTTTTAAAGTTTTTTCAAATGCTTCAATATCTTTATTGATTGCCACTTCATCACCATGCGTCAATAATTTAAATTTAATTAATGTTTTTGATTGTGGTAATGTGAATTCATACTCATTCTGTCTGTTAAGTAAATTTTCATTAACTTCTTTAATTGATAATTTACTCATGTCAACTTTAGTTTGAACTGGTTCGTTTTCTGCTGGGTCGGTTACCGTAACATTATATTCTGGTCCGTACGCCAATACTCTAGTTGCTATTAGAATTGCATTCTTATCTCCAATTATCAAATCAGAAAGACTTACTCCAGGTTCTACGATTATAGATTCTAATAATTTATCAATTACCACACCCTTACGAATGAGGTTTGTAGAAGTAAGAATATCTTCTTCTTTGGCTGTCATCAGTTTAACCGTAATCTCACCTTTTGCTAATGGACTATTTTCAGGATATACTAATCCTTTTGATGGTAAACTAATAATTTCCGTTGGGAATGGATACGATTTTTGTTGTTGATAAACAGGATTAGCATTTAATCCTCTGCTAACTGCTTGTTCGGTAATTTCTTCCATAATAATAACATTTTGTTTAATTATAAGTATATATAAAACAAAAAAATGGGATGTATTTCTACACCCCATATTAAATTATTTTAAAGTTTACAATTAGAGATTAATATTCAAGAATTGCGTAATCATAAGTTAAAGTTAATTCTATCGATAGTGGGTCGTTTGAAGCCCAATCTAATTCACCAAAGTTTGCTGAAGTGATGAATGCTCCTTTAAGAGTCCATTGTTCAACTTTATCACCAACTGGACCTAATAAGAAGAAATTAATATCTTTCTTATAAAAAGCTGCATATCCATCTCTACCTGTTAGAGATTCGTGTGAACTTCTAACCCACTCCATTACTTGCTGTGCTCCAGATGGAACAATTGGGTCATAAAGAGAGATAGTGATATCATCCCAAGTTGATTTTCCCTTTATCTTACGCTTTACGTTGATATGGTCTAATTCAACTATTTCCGAAGTAAATGTTGGTCTACTTGCCGTTTTGATGATGTATGATTCAATACCATTGATTTCCATAATAAATCTATTCCCCAATTTGGGTTCAAAATTTCTGTAGAACATCTTGTCAAACTCTAATATTTCTGGCATTTGTGTATATATTTAATGTTTATTACTTATAAATATTGTTTTTTAAAATTATCCGCTAAAACTTGCTCCAGTCGGTAAAATGTTGAAATCAATTTGAATGAATTCAGCAGTTTTAGTTGGTTGTAAGAAAATAGCTCCTGCTAATATGTTTCTATCAATCACATCAGGTGTGTTGTTAGTATCATCCATTACAACTCTGAATGCGTAAAGTCCTTGTCTTTGTTGGATACTATCCAAATAAGGATTAACGATGTTTAAGAATCGGTTTCTAGTTTCAGAAGTATTTTGTTCAAACACTAAATATCTAGATGAAGATGCAATATACTTTCTAACAGTCAACAACAATCTTCTTACGTTAATTCTATCCAATGCAGATGGTTTATCTTGCAATGTTTTTTGTCCG